TTCAGGGCTGGTTGCCAACTCAACAGCCTGCTCCTCAGTAATGACAGGGGGTATCTCTACAGGAATTGTTGTGGTTGTTGTAGGGTTTTCTGTTGTTGTAGTAACCGGAATAGTAGTGGAGGTAGACGATGTGGTGGTTGAAGTTGAAGTTGACGTGGTGGGTTGAACGACAGTTGTGGTGGTGGCAGTTGAAGTCGTGGTGGTCGGCGCAACAGTTGTGGAAGTTGTGCTTGTGGTTGTCGGGGCTATCGTTGTTGTGGTTGTTGTCGTTGTGGTGGATGTTGTTGTAGATGTGGATGTGGTGGTTGTTGTTGACGTTGTTGACGTGGATGTTGTGGTTGTCGATTCTTCTGTGGTAGTTGTCTGCATAGAGCCGACACCGTTGAAGCCCAGTTCGTACTGTAAATTCCAGCCTCCACCTGTGCGCCAAGCGTTAGGGTCGCCACAGCAAATACCAGCTCTTAGTCTGTAACGACCAGCCGGAACAGCTATAGAGATGTATGACTGTAGGCCATACGAGTCATCATTCGCTGCGAGTTGTACGCCTTGTTCGTCGTATAGCCACAGCATCGGGTCAGATGGGTAGCCTTCAACCATATAGGTTTGCGCTACAAATTGTGTTGGTTCTGAATAGTCAAACCAAATGTCTGTTGGTTCTGTGATGATTGGGTTCTGCGCTTGAACAGAACCCGACCATAGAAACAACGATATGAACGCCGTGATGACGGCGTATCTACTAGCCCTTCTTACCGAAGGCGGCTGCAACTTCTTCTTTCGTAAGAGTGCCATCTTCTGACCAGGCACGAAGTAACGCTTCGGTTACTTTTCCTGCGGCCATAAAGCCTGCGATGGCTGCTGATTTCCAGAGTTCTACGCCGAAGATTGCGCCACCTGCTACGGCTGCTAATGCTGATGAGCCGAAGACTGCGATGATTCTTCCGATGAGGGTTTGAATTTTTATCATTGTTTTTCCTTAGTCGTGTTTGATGATGTAGTTTACTACAAGGTGTGGGGGGTAGTAATCGGATGCTGTGGTTGTGTTGTTGGCGTTGGTCATTGTGACCGTCGTTGTGGCTGAAGCCGTGATTCCTGTGGTGTTTGAATTCACAACATTGGCTTCGTCACCAGCACTTGCGCCGTAGCCAGGTTCAGGTGAACCCATTGCCGACCCACCAGTTGCAACGTCAAAAGTGTCAATAGTGTGGCTATGCCCAGGGTCAGAAACAGAAACAGAAGTCGACGCTGTAGCCGTGTTTGGGTGGCTATGGGCAGGAAGGTTGTTTGCAGTAATAGTGAGCGAACCACCAGTACCAAGCAAGTTCAGACTGCCGTTGTCGCCAATAGGGAAACGACCCTTGAAGTCAGGAGTGTTGTTGCCAACAATTCCCTTCAGCACTGTATAACCAGCGTCAATGGCATCACCATTGCAAAGTAGCCAGCCTGTAGGGGCAGCAGCCCCACCATACATAGCGATTGTGCCTACAGGAACAAGAGCGTTAGCCACAGCAGTAGCCAACTTAGCAAGGGTCACATTAGCGTCAAGAATCTTTGCTGTCGTTACAGCATCAGAAGCCAACTCTGAAGCAGCCACAGAACCAGCAGCAATCTTGGCTGCCGTAACAGCATCATCAGCAATACCAGCAGTAGCAACCTGACCCCATTTGAAACCATTAGTCGAAGAAGAATCAGCCTGCAAAACGTGAGTGTTCGTACCGATAGCCAAACGGTTCACAGATGAACCATCAGTAGCAATCAAATCACCCTTCGTGGTCATAGCCGAAGCAATCAAGTTAGCCTCATCAGCCTCATCAGCTGTGAACACAGGATAAATAGCGGCACCAGCAGAATGAACAGCAACAGACGTATCATCCTGCGCTCTTACCACAGTCAAAGTCAACGTAGAAATAGCCGTTACTTTTACCTTCTCCTCACGAGAAGTACCAGGGTCAACCACAGCGAAATAAGGGAAAGTGGTGGACCAACCAGTAACCGTATCAACAGTAAAGGTTGTGTCACCTGATGAGGCAGTAGGGCTATTAGTCAACACAGCATTAGCTGCTGCGCCTTTATATCCTTTTCGTACTGGTAAAGCCATTAGATACTCCTAGTTTTCCGTAGAACGCATTGTAACAGTAGCCGTACCATCCCAAGACCAGGTGTTCCCTGTACTGTCAACAGGAACCCACTCGACATCCTCAACAATGACCGAATAAGAACGGGTACCTAACTGCAAGGTAACAATTTTGGGGCTATGAATGAGACTGTTCAGGGTGTCAAGTTCCTGTTCAGGGTCCATATAGATGTCTCTGTCGCGTGGGCGAATCTTTTGGTGGAGCAAACAGGGGATGGAGAATACTTCTGACCGGAATGGTGCGGCGTAGGCTCTGGCCATCCACCGTGTCACAACAGGACTTACGTTGTCGGTGGGGGTTAGAACCAGTTTGAACCCTGCCTCAATGGTTTTGACATCTGAACCGTTGTATGTGTATTCAATGTCGTTTGTTGAATTGAATATGCCGAGGGAGGCATAGTCGGATTGGTCGTTTTGTAGGAACGCTTCAACTGTTCCCTTTAGAGGTTCAGTACGAACATCCATTTTTGCTACGAACTTACGGTCAGGAATACCCCAACGGTAGATTCCGAACTCAATGTTTCCTGTGCTTACAAGTGTGGCGACATCTTCAGCGATAACGCCAACACCAGAGATAGCGAACAGTCGTTTACTGTCAAATGTTGTTACTGATTTGACTGCTGCCGTACTTGTATACATCAGGTCGGTAGCGAAAGCAGGGGTGTTAGGGGCGATATATACAGACAAGTCAAGGCGACCTAAGCCACTTGATGTTCCGTCGTAGTTTGTCCAGGTGAACCAAACGTATTTGTCTTCAGCAATGAAATCGTTTACAGAACCAGACGTAGGAATCAATGCTCCGGCAAGCAGGTTGTTGTTGGCATCGGCTGTGCAATATCGAACACCTTTGTTTGTGCCGACAAGGATGCCACCAAGATAGCCATAGACACTGCTGACTACTTCGCCTACTGGTAGTTCCAAAGCTACAACTGGCAAGTCAAAACCTGTTGCGTCTGTTTTCAAAACAAGTTTGTAGATGGAAGAACGCACTCCACTGTATGCCCCGACGTAAACTGCGCCTTGTCCTGCTGCTGCTCCAACCCACGTAAGGGTTGCGTCGTGAGCCGTACCTGTATCTGGATAAAACACTTTATGAGATTGCCCTGTTACCGTACCGATTACATACAGGTCGTGACCTACAGATGCGAAACCCCATCCTTTTGCATAGCCGAAACCTGTGTATGTTTTACCTGAAGAACCAGACGAAGGATAAAACAAAGCAACAGATGCCGACCCTGGAGTGGTGTAATAAATATCGTTACTTGTGTACCCAATAAAAACATTTGTTCCGTTAGTTTCCAACGCTGTAATAGCCGTACCTGGCGAACCTGTAGTTACAGAAGTCCAAGTAGGGGAAGCAGCAAACGGGTTCGTACTGTACTTCACCGTAGCGTTATCTGCTACATATACATACTCTGTGCCGTTAGATGCTTTGACGGTACACATAAACAAGTTAGTTGACGCTGATTCTAAAGACCGTTTAGTTGCGTGATGCAAACTGAACTGTCCTTTGACCCAAGGGTTTATACCTTTAGATTTGTAGAACCTGTAATCTTGTGCTTCAGCTGTGTCAGAATATTGTTGTCCAGCACCATAATGCCAAGAGTCTTGACCTCTGCGCCAAAGCCCACCTGGGTTGATTGCTGCTTCACCAGGGGAAGTTGAATCGTCAGTGGAATCTCGAACGCGTGGTTCGTGCGACCTAACATACTTGCCTGATTTGGTGTCAATCAGGTATGGGCGGCCATTGATAGCGACAGGATAGACGGAAGGGACAACTTCTGTTTGGGCTGTGCCGTTATAGAACGAGGGTGTTCCAACGAAGGAAAGTGTGAACGTGGGAGAAGCCACGGTTTATACCTTTTGTAGAAAAATTGGGTATTGCCGAGTGAGTTTGGATGCTTCAGCAGTGATACGGTCACGACGCATACGCAACATACTTACGATGCTGTTTGATACTGCACCGGCGGATACTTCATCTGCTCTGCGTGTGTCGCCTTGTGATTCTGTGAAGTTTCGTTTGATTTCTCGTGGTGCGATAAGACGAATTTGCGCCCCCACAACAAGGATGTCTTCTGCTGATTCAGGGTATCCACCGTTCATCTGCACATTTTCTGATTCTGTTGTGAACTTGGTGAATGGCGCACGGTATGTAATACGCAGGTCGCCTTGTCTTACACCCTGGTCAAACTGTAATGCCATACCTGAACCGAAGTCTTTTGTTGGCATATTGCGTAACAGTTTTACACGGTTCACTTGTTGGTAGTCGCTAGATATGTAACGGTTGCGTACTTCAATCAGGTCGATAACGTCACTGATGCTTGGCAGGTTGATTTGCCGGTCTGAACCGTTGTAGCTTAGGTCTAGGATTTTGACTTGGAACAGGCCGTTCATTGGGGAACTAAGGTCTGCTAGTTCATCGTTGATTGCTTCAAGGATTTGCGCTCTTGGGAATCGTGGGTTGACCGTGACGATTGCACCGTTGGTATGTGCGGCGGCGACGGTGCCGTTGAACGCTCGTTCTACTGTGGCAACTTTTGTTGATTCAAGAACTGACCAGACATACATTTGTTCTGCATCTATTTCAATGATGGAACCTTGACGTATGCCTGCGATTTCGTAGGTCAGGGTGATGGTGGTGGCTGTTGTGTTGACGGCTGAGGCTATTTTGTTGCGTTCTTCAACCACGCCAGATAGGAGTTGGCGTTGAGTTCGGTTGATGATTTGAGCAACAGTGGCCATTTAGTTCTTTTTGCCTTTAGCAGACATATGACTCCTCGTGTCGTGAGACATACACATCATAGCCTATAGTGTGTGAGGTTGGCTTGAAGCCTTGCGTCTGTAGGGTTTAGTTCTAACGCTGTCGAGCCGTGGAACCACGCCAAATCTGAATCACCCAGATGATGACAGGCTATAGCCATCAAATCGTGTGGCAACCAACCCCAAGCTTCAGCCTCACACAGATAGTCCAACGGTTTCTCTGTGATACGCAAAGCCATTTCACAGTTGTATCGGCAACTAAGCCAATCTGCTTTTTCATAGTGGTGTTGCGCTAGAGCCACCCACGATTCTCGTCTGCGTGGGTCTTCCCCGATAGCACGGTACAGGTGGTAGTGGGCATCGTCTGGTCGCATCTTGGCTATGAATCGATGTGAGGCGGCGCGTTCCGGTAGCCACGTTGATAGTTCTAAATGACGTGAGAAATGGTATTGGGCTTCTGGGTATCTATTTTTGAAGTAATATTCACGGGCTAAATAGAATTGGTTTCGGTCATCACGTGGGTCTTCTTTGACTGCTAGTTGTAGCAGGGGTAGGTATTGGGAGCGTGATTTGGTGGGGTCCGGATGATGGTGGATTTCTAGTCCTTGCGCCCATTGTTGGATTTCTGTGGTTTGTGGTTTCAGAACTTCGTGTACTGGATGTTTCCACTGGTATTTATGACGGCGATGGATTTTGTCGCCACCATATGTGAGTCCTTCGCTACCGTCAGGGTTCCAAGACCAGACGTATTTGTAGCGTGGCCGTGTCGTTCCAGGTTCAAGGTTTTCTAGGGCTTGTCTCCAACCTGGTTGGAGTATCTCATCCATATCTAAGGCGATACAGAAATCTATATCTTCTGGGAGTAGGGATAGTGCGTGGTTTCGGGCGTGGTCAAATCGCCAGGGCGTAAAGGTTTGTTGATGTACGTCTATTCCTGCGCCGTAGGCGAGTGCGTAGGTGTCGTCGGTTGAGCCTGTGTCAAGGATGAGCAGGTGGTCTGCTTCTTTGGCTGACTCTGCCCATCGTCGAACAAATTGTTCTTCGTTGAGTGCGATGGTGTATACGGCTATTTTCATATCCCCTCCTAAAAGTTACAAACTTTGCAGTATTTCCTGTTTGATTGTAAAGAGTTCTGTGCGTGACTTCAAGTAAAACGCCATATCTTTAGTGCTTGGGTCGTTCAATAAGGATGCGCTTAGATTCAAATTTTCTACATCTCGTAATAATTTTTGTTGCTCGGCTTGTTTGACAGCCGTGATGTTTGCGGCATCAGGGTGTATAGCAATAAGGGAAGATAGGCAAGAATGAGCCACGTTCTTTTTGATAAACACTTCTGTGGCTGGCAACAATGGTTGGACATTTTCTGGTCGAACACGCGCCGTAGGGTTGCCTTTTATATATTCAAAGATTTGCATATCAGGCTGGTTGGATACAAGTGTTTGACCGATGTTTAGCCTTTGTGTAAACTCAAATGCTTTTGTTGCTACAGATTCGGTATTGTTGAACGGTTCTTCTGATACTTGCGCCCATTCCAAAATCAACTTCAAAGCCTCACCCAGACTGTATGTAGCAAAAGGCGTAGATGAATTATTCATCAACTCTGTCTTGTTGTTTTTGTTTTGTCGCTCAATATAAACAAGATGAGCCACACCATTGATAGACAGTATCGGTTCATAAACAAGTAAAGCGTCAGCTGTATCCGGCACTGCAATTGTTGAATCGCCTAGTGGGTCTGCAAACAGTTCAACACCGTACAGTCCAGCGTCACATCGCCATTGGTTGTCAAACGATGGCACAGGCGCAGAGTTCATAAAGGTAAACCCACCAGCGTCAATGCTGTCTACACCGTGTTTGTAGTATTTGTAAATGCGTTCAAAAATTTGAAGGCTAACTATTTCTGATACGACCCCATCTGTTGCGACAAGGTTGTGTTTGCTGATGTGGGTAAAATACTCTGGGAACGCTACAAGGACTTGGCCGTTTGTCATTTCAAATAACGCGCAGTCTTCAAATGGTACGTCGTTGTTTACTTCTTGGTAGTACAGGTTAATCGTTGATGTTGCGTTTAGTTTTTGCAACATAAAAAACATATTGTATTTGTTTACAACGTCTAGGTTGAATGGTTCAATGTTCATAATCACGGTCCATAGTATTGGAAATAACACATTCCTGCTGTACCGGCAGATGCAGTATTGCCACCACAACCGTACACGCCTATATTGCCAGCAAAAAGAATCCTGTTTCCTTGACCATTTGCTGTAGAGCCGTAGCCTCCACCACCAGAGCCACCAGCGTAACCAAAAGCCTGTCCACCTACACCACCAGAGCCACCGTATCCATTGCCAGCAGAATGTCCATTATCTCCAGCAGAGAAGTTTCCTCCACCACCACCTGAAGCGAAATAGTAAACAATATCTTTGCCACTACCAGTAGAAGTTACAGAACCAGTACCACCACCATATGATGAACTTGTACCTGAACCTGAAGCACCACCAGAACCTACATTTTGATATTGCCCACCAGCACCACCAGTAGCAGTCAATGTAGAAAAAGATGAACCTGAAATGGTTGAAGTACCTCCACTACCACCGTTGGTATCAGCAATGTTTCCAGCAGCACCACCTGCACCAACAGTTACATTTAAATAAGAACTAACTGCTGATGTTGCAGAAACATTACCTGTGTTGTAGTAATAGGCACCACCACCTCCACCACCTCCAGCACCTCCACCTCCACCACCAAAAAAGAACACATTGAAGATAAATGGAGTGATAGCAGAACCACCAGTAGGTGTGATGGTTTGTAGATACACAGCGTCATTGACGGTTCCAGAAGTTGTCTTTGTATATGTCTTCAGCGACCAGGTAGTAAACGAAGTAGAAGCAGTAGTAGCCGTACCAATACCGTTACTAATAACAGCTCGAACATAATAAGTAGTGCCAACAGACAAACCAGTTACGTTGAAATAAACAGCAACAGATTGGCCAGTAACAGGTGAACCAGTAGCAGTTACCTCTGTATAGGAAGAAAAGTTATTTGTAGTGTTGTACTGAAACTTAACTGTTGTGCTTTGATAATTAGCACTAACTGTGGCGTTGAATGTGGCTCGGTCTTGGTTGAAGTTAGTAACCGAACCAATAGAAACAGTTGGTAATTCAGTAATGCTCGCAGCAACTACCCCACGTCGGATAGGCATTACGCGCTCAAATCACCAATAAGAACAAAACTGTTGGTTCCGATGCAAAACAAAGTTGCACTTGAATATTGGGTTCGAAGTTTCAACCCTGGCGTTCCAGTAAGGGTTGCACCACCAGCAGAAACAGTAACTTGACCAGCCCCAAGACTGAGAAGGTCAAGGCTTTGACCAGCAGTAAACCCAAGAGAAGTGCCAACAGTTACAGTCACAGCTGAAGCATTGCTCAACGTAACCATCTTTCCAAGGTCTGCTGATAACAAAGAATACGTTGTTCCTGTTTGTGTGTTGACAGTTTGTGTCGTTGCAAAAGAACCATTAGCACCAGTAGGACCTGTAGGACCAGTAACCGTGCTTGCCTCCCCTGTTGAGCCTGTAGGCCCAGTAGGACCCGTAGCACCAGTTGGACCTGTAACTGTACTAGCGGCACCAGTAGGACCTGTTGGTCCAGTAGGTCCGGTAACGGTAGATGCTTCCCCTGTAGGTCCTGTTGGACCTGTCGGACCTGTAACAGTAGAGGCTGCCCCTGTTGGTCCTGTTGGACCAGTCGGACCTGCAACACCAGTTGCGCCTGTCGGACCTGTCGCCCCTATATCACCAGTTGAACCAGTCGGACCTGTCGGACCTGTGACAGTCGAAGCTGCACCTGTTGCACCAGTTGGACCTGTTACCCCTTGAATACCTTGTGAACCAGTTGGACCAGTTGGACCAGTAGCACCTGTAGGGCCAGTAGGTCCTGTTACCGTAGAAGCAGCACCAGTCGCTCCAGTAGGGCCTGTAGGACCTGTGACGGTAGAAGCAGCACCAGTAGGACCTGTAGAGCCTGTAGGACCTGTAGGACCAGTAACACCTTGCGCCCCAGTAGGTCCAGTCACACCCTGCGAACCAGTAGGTCCAGTCACACCCTGCGAACCAGTAGCACCAGTAGAGCCTGTAGGACCTGTTGGTCCTGTTGCACCTGTTGCACCTGTATCCCCTTTTGCCCCCTGTGGACCAGCCGACTCTGAACCAACAACTAAAACTTTCGTGCCGACAGTTGCAGGCACAGAAGGGTCAGCCAACGCCAAAACAATAGAAGTACCAGATTTATATACAACAACTGGTTCGTTAGAAACAGCAACAGTGACCTTTGTGGTAGCCATAAACTACCTGGTCACATCGGCAAGAACCGTTACAGTACCCGAAAGAATAGTGGTAATAACACCAGAAGCGTTTTCCTGCAAATCCCAATACAAAAAGCCAGGGTCCAAATCAGCAGTATCAGCCGCAGCAAATGTAACAGCCATCTCACCAGCAGCACCATTAGTAACAGCGCAAGTACCGGTAATAGAAATCGCAGCAATATCTGGAGTGGTACGCATCTGTGACGTGTAGGTACGGCCAGTAATATTCACGGCAGTTGTACCGTCAGTAGTGATAGTGACCTCTACCGTTTCGGTATCACCACGAGTAATAGTTAAATCTTGTCTTGCAGGTGCAGCCATACTTGTGTGATTATAGCACTATTGGATAGCCCCTGAATTCAGAAGAACCTGATGCACATTCTCTGGAACAACATAAGTTTCCCCTGGTTTCAAACTATAAAACTGCAACCCGATATGGGCGTTGACTTTACGAACCACCTGAATACTGGTCATAATTTCAGGTTCATACCACACTGGGTCTTCCAAAAGGTTTCCCTCTGGGATAAGACTAAGTAGCTTCTTCGTGGCGTTAGACCAAGAAAACACCTTCGATTCCGGAACGCGAGCCACAGCCGTATCCCTAATGGTTTGACGGTTTGAATATGCCTCCATCATCAGTTCCTCCAAAACCTTTTGGTTCGGCTCATCCCACTGCCCCAGAGTCTCTGCCGTGGATTTACGGCACGGAACCACCCCAAAGGCTAAATGAGCGAACTGGGACTGTCCTGTGCTGTCTGACACGATTGTAGGGACACCACTGGCAATAGCCTGCAAAGGCATCAAACCAAAACCTTCACCACGAGACACAGCCACAAAACAATCAGCCTTGTTGAACCAGTCACGATGCTGCTCACGAGACATCCAATCCCTATTCAAAAACACCTTGTCCCCCAAACGATTCACAGGCACATCCTTAGCGTGAGGCGCAGCCTTGATATGCAACTCGGCGTTAGGTAACTTCAAAGCATTAAAAGCGTTCACCAAAACATCCAACCCTTTACGCCTCCACAAAGAACCACCACCGTGAAACCGAAACACATCAGTCCGTTCAACATCCATAGGTTTCCAAAAACTATGGTCCACCCCTAAAGGACAATAAGAAACATCATTATGAAACTGACTAAACAGTTCCACGTTATGTTGGCAAGGAACAACAACCTGGTCAAAATGTTCAATCCACCTACGAAAATTCCCAGGCAAAGAATCCGTTTCCCACATAGAAAACAAAACCCTATGTTGCCCTCTGAACCAACCCTTACAAGCATTAGGGATTTGCATATGAACGTGAACAGAAGCGTGTTTGTCCAGTTTTACATTCTTAGGTAAAGACTTCTTGAACCCATCAAGCATCGCCCCATAACCAAAGTTAGGGTCATCAAACCCTTGCCAAGCTTGATAGTTCACGTTTCAGAAGCAGGCAAACCCTCAATTTGCCAGCGTTCAGTTGCGCGTGATTCCAACACAGAAGCACCATCAATCTGTCTAGGTTGCAAACCCTGCTCACGAAGACGCTTATAAGCAGGCATATCTTTATTCCAACCCTTTTCACGCTCATTGATTTTCGCTACCTGCGAACCACGAGTAGTAGTCGAATTAGACCCCACCTGTATGCCTGTAATTTTACAAGCAAAACATCCCTCAACATCCAAATTCGGATGGTCTTCCCTATGCTTCAATGTAATCCCCATAGCCAGCAGCAATCAAATCTGCTTCCTCAGCAGCAGTCAACGGATGAACGTGACCACCGTGGTAAGTAATAGAAATAATTGATGGGTCGCCAGGTTGTGACTCTGTGAAAGAACCATCAGTTAATTTGAACACATTACGGCCTCTTTTGCCTGGGTTCATATATGCGAAGATTCCTCTTTCGCCTGGTTCAGCCCAATACACAAACGGGTCAACCGGTGGAATAAATGTTGCCATACACATAGGATAGCAAAAACCCCCACCCAAACGGGCAGGGGCTTCGCTGAACCTTTATGGGGTTCTAATCAATTCCTTGTCGGGAACTAGGCGTTTGTACCAATGCTTGATGCAGACTCGATACGACGCAATGCTTCCTGACGGAACACACCGTAACCAACAAAGTGCTTCCAGCCGACTGGTCGGAAACGCTTGAGAAGGTCGGTCACTGTTCCGTACACAATTGTTGGCTGTGCGCCATACTCGCCACCGAGGGAAATACCCTTGGCAAGAGCCTGACGGCCCATAATGAGTGTGCCGTATACGTCAATTGTTCCACTGGAACCACTGTTGTTTGATGCGTCAGTGAACTTCGGCGCACGTGGCGACTCCATAAAACGGACTCCTTCAAACATACCGATTTCACCGTTGTAGATGCCTTCAGGGTTGACGTAGTTAGCTGGTGTACGCCAAGCTGCTGCGTCTGTTGCTGAACGGAAATCGTAAGACACGTCTGGGTGGATAAAGCCAACATACGAACCGTTGATGGTAGGTACGTTTGCGCCACGAAGCTGTGCGACAACTCGACGAACATCGTTCGATGAGAGGGTGTCGTCAGCGTTGACGGTTGTACGGCTGGATGGGTCAACTGCTCCACCTGTTGCGTAAATCACGTTGTCGCCTGCTTCAAGCACGTTACGAGCGATGGTGTCAATTGACAAACCAGCGTTGTAACCAACTGCTTGTGCGGCTACTGGGTCTACAGGGAGGAACGAGGTTGCACGAAGTTTTGCTGTCGTTACAGTTGCGTTACCGTATTCGTTGAGAGTGACAGTAACTTGGCTGTCGCTCATTGCGACAGGGGTTACGTCTTCTGCTTCGCCAAGAGCAGTGGTTGCTGCTGCAAGGTCTGCGAATACTGTGAACTTAACTGATGCACCTGGGTTGGTTGCGTTTGTGGCTTGAACATCTGCAAACTGGTCGAAGTACATTTCTGGGCGAAGGGCAAAATATGCCAACTTCTCAAATGCCACCTGGTCTGTTTGTAGGTTTGCTGTGCCGGTTTCTGCTGCGTAATAATCAGCCATTTTAGTTTTTCCTTATTGAATAGAAGTGGTTAAAAAAGGTCTATGCCTTGTGCTTGTGCTTCTTCAAAAATCTTGTAGACCTCTGCTTCAGAAGTGGCTTCACTAATACGCTTGTTCCAAGATGGAGGTGGTGGTGCCGATTCGCTTCCAGCAGCAATTTTATTGGTTTGCTGCCAGGCTCGCTTGTCGGAGTCATCTGTCTGGGGTGTAATTAGTTGTGCTTCTTCGGCGGCCTCACGGATTGCTTCAGGGGTTAAGTCACCGTCATAGCCTTTGACAAAGTATTTGAATCGTGGGTTGCTGGTATCTATTCCAGCTTTCACGAAAGCAAGTTCTTGTTTGGCTGTGGCGAACTCTGCAACTTGTTTGCGTAGTTCACTGGCTTCTTTTTCCAACTGTTTCATTCTTGCCCGTACAGGATTCTGTTTGGGTTCGACATCCATTTGGTCGTCTATCTCTGAATCATAATCTTCATTGAAATCTGACATTGCACTCTCCTTAAGCCCTCACCACATCGGAGGAACGTGGTGGCTGCTAGTTGTTACACCCCATTATTTCGTTACTGATTAGGGGGGCTATCAGTAAGTCTTGCCATCGGCATCGGTATTACTATAACACATTGTTATTCACCGATGGTGGTTAAACCTGTTTGTTCTGATTGTCTTGCGGCGAATCCTCCACCTGCTTCGAATCCTGCTTGACGTGAACGCCGTCTACGTGCGATGGCTTGTCGTGCTTCAGCGTTAGTTCCGAAGGTTCCGGCGATTTGTTCTTGTTGGCTGATTGCTTGTTCGCCTTCCATACCTGCTTGGAATAGTTCTTGTTGTGCGCCGATGGCTGCGAAACCTTGTTGGGCTTCTTGTCTTGTGACACCTTCGGTTGCTAGTGCTTCTGCTTGTTGGGTGGTTAGGGTGATGCCTGCTTGACGGCGAGCTTCTGATGCTGTTTGTGCGGCTTGGGCTTTTTTGATTGCGTCTGACTGGTTGAACCGTTCGGGGTCTATGAAGAAGGCGGCGATGTCTCCGTCGTTGAGTCCGTATAGGCGTTGTAGTTCTGCTTTGGTGCCTGGTTCTGCTTGGAGTACGGCGTTGTATCCTTGGCTGATGCGAGCATTTAGTTCTTGTGGGGAAACGTCTTGGCCGATGAAGTTGGCGAAGTCGTCTTGGGTGTCGTAAAAGCCACGGGGTAGAGAATTAGCAGAAAGCGTGGAACGGTACGATTCTTCAAGGCTGACATAATCCCTTGGAGACAATTCAGGTAGACCTGATTTACGGCGAGCCTCATTACCTTTGAACCGTGTCTTATATTCAGGGGTGTCCCGAACAGATGACAACAAAACCGTAGGGTCATCCACCAATGTCGGGTCATCAACAATCCGTGTTGACAACACATCAGCCAAAGAGCCAAGGCCGTAGTAATTCAAAATTGCTCTTAGTTCATCTACTGCTGCCATTAGCTCGTCTTTCCAAATGCTTGTGCCAAAGTGAACGCCGCAGAACGGTAGGTACGTTTAGCATCATCAGTTTCCTGCCATTCCGGAAGCGACCTGAGATAACGATTCCATTCCCACGAATCCATCTGACGATACTCGTTGGTCTTAGGGTCTTGATAATTCAAAGCCTTATTCCATTTATCCTGTGACCAATCCACAGTATTAGGGTCAACCCCCAAAACATTCTGTGCCGCATTGGTATACATAGACACAGCCGTTTTCACATCCTGACCCTTCTCAATCAAAGGAGCAAGAGAACGATACTGCGTAGAAGCCTGCGTTTTCATCAAGTCAATAAACTGTTCCTGCGTTTTAGTGCCTTGCATAACTTCAGCAACCCACATATCAAGCATCGTATCAGTAGGTTTCTGTGCGTAGTTATCAGCAATTTCTCGAAGACCTGTACCGACAGCACCTTTACGCAAATCAGCCACAGCCTGTGGACCACCACGGCGAGCAGTGGATACCGTTTCAGAACCAATAGCGTTTGCTACTTGCTGGTCAGACCATTTGTATTTCACTTTGTTTTCAGCCAAGGTACGTAACGTAGTGTCAGACAACACCACACCAGAGGCAAGAGAATCATCTCGTAAATCAGCAACAGCCTGATTAATGCTTGCTTCAAGGGTTGCAGGGTCAGTTGACTTTTGAATTGTGTATGCACGTACTGACGACTGGGTAGCTCTATACCAGTTAGTATTTTTTAGTGACGCGTCTATTTTGGTTTCGTCGTTGAACCATCCTTCTGCTACGGATTTATCAATAACTTTCTTTACATCAGCGTTGTCATTGTAGACATCCCATAGAGAACCGAATTCTTCTTGGATGATTTGTTTCCATTTGTCGCCACCGACTTTGACTTTTTTGCCGTCTACTACAACAGTAGTTACGGCTGGCGTTTTACCACCCTTACCAGTAGCAGGAGCAGCAGGGGTAACAGGAGTAACAGGAGCAGCAGGTGTAACAGGAGCAGCAGGTGTAACAGGAGCAGCAGGTGTAACAGGAGCAGCAGGTGTAACAGGAGCAACAGGAGCAGCAGTAGAACCTGGTTTAGTAGAAGCAATAATGTTGTCACGTTCAGCCTTAGTAGCCCAACCAAAACCAACAATAAAATACTTACCAGTAATAGCATCAGGTTTAGATTTGACAGCAGAATCATATTGTTTCTTAGCCGCACCAGGGGCTTCCAAATCAAAAACTTGCTGAGAAGCAAGAGTATCCCTAAGAGAGTTAATCAAATCAATACGTTGCTGTTTGGTAGCCATACCATAACCAAGAATGTTATACATCTTTGTCTTGGGGTCGGGCTTTGCTGCAATAGCAGAATCCAACTGTTTCTTAACCGCACCAGGAGCCTCTAAATCAAACTGACCAGCAGGCACAGTTGTCGAAGTAGTAGGAGTTGTTGTATTAGTTCTAGGCACGGTAGTTGTTGTTCCTCTAGGCATAGTGGTTGTCGTAGGCGCAAGCGTTGGGGGTGGTGCTATGGAAACTGTGCTTTTAGGAACAGAAGTTGTAGGGACAATAGAAGCATCTTGTTTACCAAACTGAGTAGACACATCTTTCATAGCCTGCTTATCAGCTTGTTGACGTGTCACACCAGTCTTAACCAAAGCATCAGAACGGTCCATAACCCAATCAGCCATCAACCTAGTTTTCTTACCTTGGGGCGTTTCCTTACCTGAAGGATTAGGCAAATCAGGAAGCGTAGTAGTTGTCGCATTAACACCAGGTATTCGACCAACCCCACCCACCGTAGAACGAGTAGTAGTCGCTGGAACACTTGTCGTTGTGGTAGTCAACGCTTTAGCCACAGTAGTAGGAGTAGCAGTAGAAACTTTACCCCAGTCAATAATTATTCCAGAATCAAGACGACCAACATTAGTCAACACCTTTTCACGAGCAACAGCATCATCGGCTGTACCAGTAGAAATCTTGAACTTAGCGATAGCAGCATCCAAAACTTTCTTGATACGAGCCGGATGACGAGGAACATTAGAAGCAATTTCCTTATTGATATACAACAAAATGTCACGAGACAACGGGGTTTTAATCGCATCAATACCATACGTATTCTTAAGTTCAAGAAACATACGTTTTGAAATAGGAACACCTAATGGCTGAAAGTGATGTGTTTCACCAGTGCCAGTAATCTGTTCCAACTGGTATTTCGTAGCAACCTTGCCTGCTAAATTAACATTGCCAGTAAAGTCAACGGCGTAGCCACCTGTATGCCAACTAGCCCCAGGCACAGCAACAGTCTTATTTGTTACTCGTTTGTACCATTCATTATCTTCAGGGTTCCATTTGATTTTTCCTGATTTAATATCTTCATATTTTGCAGGGTCGTTTTCATAATCCGGAGCGTTAGATATTTTCTTGTAGTTTGCATAAAACAAACGACGTACCTGTTCTTCATCACGGCCACCCCCACCTTTGAGAATACCTACAGATGGGTTGTCACGAATCAAAGACAAAACACGGCCAGCAAACACAGGTTCGAGAGAAGTAAATTCTTCTGTGTTTATCATTTCTTCAATGGTTATTTTTTCACCCTTGAAACCATAAGGAACTTTTGTAGTTTTGTCAGACGGCAAAATTTCAATTGAGTTTTCACTAGCCATTACATACTTCCAAGAACTCTTGACACATTGCTAATAGCGTTCAAATACTTATACGCCTCCGAATCGGCACCATATTGTTGGTTGATTCGATTCTCAAAAAACACATCAGCAGACGGAGCAGATTCGGTAGAATCAGCCGTGTAAACACCTTGGTAAGACGACACCAAATTGCCAACAGTTTTATCATCAAGTTTTTTGCCAATGGTTTCCAAAGCAGTGCGCTGCAATATCTCGGTCAAATCAGCAGAAGAAGGTTTTGTTTTACCACTTGAACCCAACAAGTTTACATCCGGAGCTTTATCCAATTGGCTTAACAACACATCCCACGTATAACCTTGGTTGTTGGCAAGCAACAATAGGTCAGCCATAGCGTTTCTGTCGGCATCTGAATAACCATTGCCAGGTTTGCTTGAACCGTACCAACCTTTTCGAAACAACTTTTCTTGTACTTTTCTGCGCGTAATATCGTCTAAGCCAGAAAGAATTGTCATTGCCTCACGGGTCGGCTGGTAAAACTCCTGAACAGTTCCTTCGGCAGAAACAAGTCCATAGTTACCTGAAGGGGCGCGAGCAGGAATTATTTTTTGGCCTCTTGACCCTTGTTGAATTTTCAACCGTGGGGGAGGAATAAACCCAGTTGGAAGACCAGTACCAGAAGTGTCGCTGAAACCTGCACCACCACTACCCAATGGGTTTTGGGAAAAGTAAGCATTGGGGTCTAAATTTGTTTCTTCTTGGCTCATTGTTCAACCTCTTGGGATAACAGCCTATCGTACACCCTTGCAAACTCTGGGTATTGCTTGGTGATAGCAGACGCATAGTTGGAAAGATATTCACGCAAATCAGAAGTATCTTTTGAAGCTAAAGATGAATAGCCACGGTTATTTGCTTCGGCCAAGGCAGCATCACGAACTTGCATATAGTACCGAACGCCCTCTGCCGCTTGGTTCCCATCCAAATCAGACAATGAAGCAGCTTCACGTAACTGTAAAATTTGGCGTGGCAACTTGTTAGGGTCAAACTGCATTTGAGCATAACCTTTATATTTCTTTTGCAAAGCCCCACGATAAGCAGCAACATACTGGCGTTGTTGTTCATTCAATGTGGTAGGGAAATTGGCTCGCATAGTCCGATAGTAAGACATAGCAATTGTAGATTCGGCTGATAACAACACTTGTTCAGGGGTTAGTTTGACGCGAGAACCTTCCGACAGTTGGCGTTGATAAACAGCAAAATCAAAATCAGAACCAATAGGTCCGAAATAGCCAGCTACTTCTTTATATTGTCTGAACAACCCACGATTGTTTCTTTCAAATACACCAAATTCTTCAGAGGCTTCTAAACCACCAGCAATAGATTTAGTTTTGTTTGCTAAGTAACTGAAAGCATCTTCACCGAAAACTTCAATGAATGTTCCCACGGCTGAATCATAATCTTGGTTTTTCATCTCTTGAAATGCTTTAGCCAATTGAGAAGCGTAAACGTCAACTTCTCCTGCTTTTACAGCCTGGTCAAAATTGCCTGCGGCTGGACCAGTGAACTGTGATATTCCTCGGAGTATTGATAGATACCCTGCTTTACGTTTAGCGTCATTCATTAGACGGTCACGCTCGTCAGGATTGGAAGTGTCGTAATCACCTGTGGAAGCCAACGCCTGCATAGTTTCTACATAGGTATTCATAAATACAGTAGAACCTTCATAGCCAGTCATACCGTCATAGATTTTACGGAACCACGATGGGGCAAGGGATTCTGTTATCCCTCTCTTTTCTCCAAACGGCAAAAGAACAGTTCGGTATATATCAAAAGATGGGCTATCAGGCATAATGGCCGACACAGCCATAGTTGCAAACGGTCCTAACTGTGGTCGATAATCC